TCAACATCTATCGCATTGTCTATGTAATGTTGCACCACATTATCTAACATGGTGATTAAGTCCCCGATAAAATGAGGATGGTCTTTCCAGTCATCGAAGTATTCTAGATTGACACTAGATAAACAACAGACTGCTGTTCTTTCTTCGTTGGTAGGTAGTGTTATTTCTGAACATAAATTACTCTGTTTAATATCTAAGCCTAAGTCTTTTTGTTGTTTAGGCATGGCTTCATTACAGGTATCTATATTGACCATGTAAGGCTCACCAGTCTCGGCTCTAACATTTAAGATTTGCCACCATAAATCTCTAGCCTTAACTGTCTTAACAGCCTTGTTGGTCTTTGGGTCAACTAATCGCCAATCATCGTCTCTCTTAACAGCATCTAAGAATGCATTGGTTATGTTGATACCATTGTGTAGGTTTAAACATTTACGATGAATGTCGCCACCTGATTCTTTTCTAAAGTTTATAAACTCTTCTATTTCTGGATGACTTATATTCATGTAGGCTGCGTAAGAACCTCTTCTTGTTGTGCCTTGATTAAAGGCTAACATTTGAGAATCAACAACTTTTATGAAAGGAATTGAACCAGTAGAACGACTATTGTTAGAAGTAGAAATACCATTACTCCTAACATCTCCCCAATATCCACCAATCCCTCCACCTGAACTAGCCAACCATATATTTTCATCGTAATGAGAAGACAAACCATCCCTAGAGTCAGGAACATAATTGAGGAAACAGCTAATAGGAAGACCCCTTGCCTTATGCCCGTTTCTGCTGGTTCCACCATTAGAAAGGATAGGAGTGCTAAACATGAACCACCTATCAGAACTGTACTCATAAAGTCTCTGAGCCAAATCAAAGTCCGTAACAGATTTATACGTTGCACCATATACTGCAGCTCTTGCAAAAGCTTCTTGAGCATGTGTTTCACCTCCTTCTTCAAATAAATATCTGTCATAAAGAGTGTCTAAAGTAAATTTATCCAACTCTTTTTCTTTATTATAATCAATATTTATACCCAAATATTGTTTTAAACCTATTTTATCTTCCATTATTTTCCTCTATGTATAGAGCTATGATTGCGTAATGCACTATTTTCATAAGCTCTTTTTTCTTTTCATCTTTTTTACCACATCTCATAGCATATTTCATGATATTCCCGATAGCAAAACTTTCTCCGTGTCCGGCATCAATTATCATATCTGTTGCTTGATACTTACCATTAGCATAGTGCTGATTGTAAGTGCCATCAACATATTCTTTTATTTGTTTTATTATTTTATCTTCGTTAAATTTATATTTTCCATTCATCGGGTAATGTTTCCTCCGTATACCATTTAAAATTATTTTTCTCTGCCCACTCAGCATGTGTTCTTTTTGTTCCATCTTTACGTCTCTTTGCTTGAGGCATTGGAGCATAAGGATTAGAAAACAAAAATATCAATTCTTGATTATCTTTTAAAGACTTACGAATCCAAACATACTTGTTGTATTCGTTGTAGTCCCAGAAGCGACCTTTGGCTTCTAAAAGATATTCAATACCATTTATGACTTTGATAAAGTCTGGCTCATAGTTATGTTCAACTATGTAATTGACTTTGTCGCCATGATGTTCCCATTCTTTTAAGACAGTCTGATGTAAATTATATTCCCATTTGGAATCGTATCCACTAGGTATATCTTTTTCAACAGGTCTTATCTTTCTAGGCTTACGATACCCTCGCATACTCCATCACATCTGTAAGTTTGATATCATCTATAGCCTTATTTTTGCTTAAGATTTTAACATACTTGATGAACCATCTAAAAGAAAATGCTGAATGCATTAATCTTCTATTGGCATATACATGGGTTTCGTCAGGCAAAAGCTCTGTAAAGTTTTGTAAATTAATTTGTTTTTTATCTTCTTCTTTTAAAAAAGAACCAATCCATTCAATAAACAAAAGCTTTGCTTTATGTCTTACTTTTTTTGATTTTCTACCATTCATTATGTTATCTCCCTAACATTAGGTACTTTTTCTATGTGTGTCAAGTATGCATTACCTTTAGCATATTCAAACACTCTTAATCCTTGTCCATCGTTAGCATCTTTATGACACTCAAACTTATATGGGCACCAAACACAATCTCTAGGAAGCTTCATGTTCCCGGCAGCTCCATCTGGTATAGGATTGTAACACCTTTGAGGTGGTGTCTTTTTAGCAATAGCTGATTTAACAGTTTTAATCTTTGTTGTAATGTTTGGTTTATCTAAATCATCAGGAATAAAAGTTGTCAGTTCTCCTGTCTCTTTATTCATAACAAGAAAACCACCTTTATTGGTTTGTTCTGCATGTTCGTATCCAGCTAACTGCGATAGATAACCAAACGCATCCTCCTCTCCGAGTGTGCCTTCTTTAAATTTCTTGAAAGCATAACCAGAAGCCGATTTAATATCTATAACTTCACCATCAATCATACAGTCCATATGTCCTTTGATACCTGAAATACTTATTTCTTTTTGTTCATTTTCTATTTTGTGTCCAGAAAGTTTAACAAAGAATAAAAGAAGAACCTCAAGTAAATGACCATATAAAAACTTAATAAAGATAGGTGAAGATAGTTTTTGTTCTTCTTTCTTTTCTAAATTTAAATCATACCATAATCTTCTCAATGGCTTACCAACGTTAGACATTCTAATTGTTGGTTTAGCTTCTGATGAAGGAGTTGCCCAATGTCTTAATGCATCCGACATAGCCTTACCAAAGTCTTCGTAGTCTTGTTCAGATATTTCTATAGGTTTATTATCGGCTAAAGAACCAATAACTTTATAGATATCATCTACAAGTGTTTCAACTGTTTTCTTTTTCATTTTCTAATTCCTTAAATGCTTTTATTACATCTGATGAAAACAACTTAGGTAAATTTACAAGATACATTTTACTTGCGTTATTATCTCCACCGGATACTGTTCTAAAAGTATCGAGTTTATCTACTAGCTTTTTCAATACTTTTGTATCAAAAACTAAACTGCAGAATATATTATCACCAATACAAAGATTATGAAACCAATAATCAGATTCTGTGGCTTTAATTCCTGAAGGCTTTCCATAGCATTCATATTCGATTGCAATGTTTCCTGTGCTCTGCCAAATATCACGTTCAGATTTAACTTCAATCTTTTTATCTTGAAGCATGTCTGCTATCTTATCTTCTCGCACTTGACCATATTCTAAGTCTAGGTCAAACTTTTTTCTATCTTCTTTATTTGGTTTCATAATTTTCTATTAACCTCTGTGTTTTAGTTTTGCAAATTTTAAACCATTCGCCATTAAATTTCTCTGCTTCTTTTTTTAACAATTTGTGTAGATTGCTTTCTGCTTTTTGTCTATCCTTAAAAAACTTAGTAAAAAATATATCATAATCCCTAAATGGTGAACCTATTTGAAAAGTAGAACATCTATCTTCAGGGTCCACAGCCATGCCAACTTTAACCCAATCTTGCCATGCCGGGTTGGTTAAGATATAAATATAGCCTTCTTTTTGTTGGTTACAAACTTTGGTAAATTCATGTGATGTTTTATTCGTTACATGTTTCCAAAGACCAACGTGACTTATATATCTATTGCTCTTTTTTGATAACCAACGAGCAACAACTCTTGTAGATTTACCTTGTTTTATTTTTTGTTCAGCAGTATAAAGAAGCTTTAACTGTTCTGGTATTGGTTTTAAATACCCATCAATCTCACTTTCTTCATAACCAAAATCAATGGTCGAAGTTTTTCGAGATATATAATCTTTAGGTATATTAATGGGTTTCACTCCAGTTACTCCCTATTTTATATTCGCCATCCAAAGGACAACGCATGTTAAAATACTTACCAGCATCTCGAATAGATTCAACTGCTAACTCGCCTACTCTCATTGCTTGACATTCTCTTACTTCAATCTGCCATTCATCATGGATGTTGGCAACAAACTTATAATCTATGTTAGCTAATCTTAATCTTTCGTCAAGTATGCATAAACCTTTCTTCATAACGATTGCTCCTCCACCTTGTAGTAAAGTATTTAAAGCAGCATGTTGATGTCTCAGTATAATCTTACGACCATCTAGTCCTTTGAGGAATCCTTTTTGAGCTGCTCTTTGCACTCGTTCTCTAAGAGATTTAAATGCAGGTTGACCAGCAAGAAAACGTTGTTTAAGTTCTCTACCATCGGCTTTATTTCCGTCAACAATTTTGCCAATTTTTTCGTCTCCTGCTCCGTAGATAAGTGCATAGATGAATGTTTTAGCCTTATCTCTTGATTTAAGTCCAACAATTTGTTGGTTAGTTGTGTGAATATCTCCATCGATAATTTCATTTATATACTCCTCGTCATCCATATAATGAGCTAACATTCTTAGCTCTAAGCCTGAAGCATCAACACCAACAAGCTTGTAGCCTTCTGGAACAGTCCAACAGGCTCGACATTCCTCACCAAACTTGCTCTTTACACTAGGCACTTGAGCAACGTTAGGATTTCTATGGGACATTCTACCCGTAATTGTCCCTGTAGAAATAACAGAACCATGAATACGTTCATCATCTGCCAACGCATCGAGCCAAGATTGGACCTGTGCTAATCTCTTTTGATATAGTAAGAAATCAGCAATAAGTTTTGCTTCTGGTATATGCTCTACTTCTTTTAGAGTAGCTTCATCTACAATAGGTTGTCCTGTTGGAGTAAACTTTCTAGGCTTCCAGCCAAAATCTGTAAGATATTCTCCTATCTGCTTTCTTGAACCTAAGTTAAACTCCTGTAGAGTTTTACGCATGAAAGGTTTATTAGGACGCAAACCTTCTATTATAGAGTTATATTCCTCATCTGTCAATCCTCTACGAGATAAAGTCCCATCTTTTTTCGTGTAAGGTGAAACAACTTTATCGTCTACCCATTTTGGTTTAAATGTTTCGTGAACTTTATCTTCTGTTTCTTTTAGAAGTTTATTGAATTTACTGATAAGAAATGTAGCTGATTTAAAATCAAATGCAAAACCATCTTTAGTTTGTTTGGTTAAAATTCTTGTAATGTCATGTTCCAGATTAATACTTTCTTTAGAGAATCCCATAGCTTCTTTACGTAGTGCTTGAAATAAAATCTTGTTGAGCTTGGTATCAGCGATACAATACTTCAACATATCATCAGAGAACTCTGTGAAATCAGAAAAATCTAACTTGTGCATTCCAAGTTTGATACCCCATCTCTCCAAACTATGCCCACCTTCTCGTGTAGGATTAAAAAGCCTACTCAACACCAAAGTATCAATTATTTTTATGGAGGCATTCGGTGTCCAATCGTATAGTTTTTCTAAGATAGGGATATCAAAACCAAGAATATTATGTCCAATGAGCATCTCTGCTTCATTGAGAAGAATTAAACCATCTTCAATGGTATCGCCATGAAAGCTATAGACTTTATTATTTTCATCTATAGCCACAATGCACCAGACTTTTGTAGCATTTAGGTCATCTGTTTCGATATCAAATACTAAACTTTTCATAATCTAAAAAGGTATGTCTGGTTCAAACTCATCATCAATACCACTGAAGTCAGCTTCATCAAACTCTGTTAGTCTACCTGAATCTTTATCATAAAGCAAGGAAGAAGCTAATCCAACATCACCAGTGTATCTAGACTTTAACACTCTTAAACGTGTCGTTCTAGACTCTCTTTCATCGTCAGCCTGTTGATTTCTTTCAAGGGCTATCACACAGTCAGATAATTGTGCAATGCTGTTAGAGCCTCTTAGATGACTTAAATTAACTTGGATACCATTCTCATGTCCTTTGTTACCATCCACACGTCTGAGGTGTGAGACCAGAATAATACCTGCTCCTGTTTCCTCGACCATACTTCTAAGTCTAGTCATGATGTTATCAATACCTCTACGTTCATCATTCTCAGACAGAGCTGTCACTAGCATATGTAAATGGTCTACGACCACCCACTTACAATCACAGCCGACAATAAGATAACGAAGCTTAGAAAAGATATCTTCAATATCGTTAGTCCCGAAGTGAGCATGAATAAATACTTTATCTTTACCAAAGATTTTTTCATACATAACATCCAAAGTTTCAGATGATAACTCTTCCCGGATATGGTCTATGTAAAGCCTAGCATTCGCTTCAATACTTAGAATACCATCGACTGTTCTTCTCCAGTCTTCTTCAAGGGCAATGATACCCACGTTGTCATCTGTTTTATTGACGAGCCAATGTTCTATTTCTCTAGTGACACTTGACTTACCAAGACCTGTGCCACCTGTGATAGTAACTAACTCGCCTTGTCGCATACCGATAAGTTTTTTGTTAAGACCTTCGAAAGGATAAGGAACACTTTCTTTCTTTGGTCTATTGAAAAACTCTTTCTTCTTTTCTGAAACTCTAATGATACCACTTGGGGTATAGACTTGAGCATCCCACCAAGCTCTAACAAATTCTTGGTGTTTGTTTTTAAGAAGCATATCGTTGGCATCTTTATAACCATTAGGTAAATTGATTATCTTACACTTACGAGGTTTAATAATGGAAGCAACTTTCTTCGCTGCTTC